TTGTAACTGCGTTTCTATCAAAGTCTAAGTCAATATCTCTAAATGGTCTGGAGTTTCTTGTACTCTTACTTTGTGTTTGTGAATCATAGACTGCCATACGGATATTTATAAGGTTTTTCTAACCGTTTGCGAAAACATTACTAGAACCAGTAGTTAAAGCGCCAGCGTCTGTACTGTCACCTATTCTAGCGACTTTTAAACTATGAACAAATACATTTGGCGAACCAACATTTACATTTGCTACATGTGGCGGACACGCCGGTACAGGCGGGTGTATATGTGATACTGTTGGGTCTGTTATTCTTGCAACTAATATACTATTTGCAAATACACTACCTTGACCGGGTGTGTCAAGTGTAGTTGTAGCTACACAAGCATGACCTGTTGTTGTAGTATCGCCTTTTCTACTAACGGCTGGCATTCTTAGCTTTTAACGCCTCTCTTCTTTGTTCTTGTAAAATTGATTGTCTTAATTTTCTACCTATTGGTATAACAATAGAATGACACATCTCTTTGCCTTTTTTACTGATATACTCAACACTTATCATCTTATCTTTAAAATCGCCTTGTACGGACTTTGTTGCTTTCTTCAAACTTATGTCTTCTTTTTCTTTTTCAACACCATCTGCATTCCAAAACTTAAATAATCTCATTTTTGCCATAAAACCTACTTGTTAATTGGCGTATCACATCTACATTGTTTACAACATTCAATCGTAACTTGTTTTCCATCGCCATCTGTATGATTTTTCATACAAGGACTTCCACAATGACACTCATGCCCACAATTTTTGCAATATTCCATGTTATTTCCTTTTTCTACTATTTATATTAAAAACCACAACTCATTTTCATTGCTCTTAATTCTGTTTCAGATAAATTTTCTAAATTTTCTTGAGCTGATTCGCCGATTCGCTCTAAATCTGGCTTAATTTCACAATTTTTAACTGTTTTTGAGCATCCGGTTGCTAAAAAGAACGAAGTAAGAACAAAAAATATTAAATAGCGTTGATTTATAAGGGTTTTTTTATGCATTTTTTTGAAAAAAAGTGAAAATAGTGCTTGCTTTCTATATTTAGTTGTGGTATAATGGACACATAATGAAAAACAAAAGGAAAAACACTATGAAAACGATAATTGGTTCTATATTACTAGGATTTGGTATAATGATGATGGCTGGTTCAGCAAACGATTGTGATGGCGCTTGTATGGAAACTGCAAATACACTATCTGAGATGTTATTTGTTGCAAGTATAGGTTTAGTTATGTCATTTGCCGGTTTTATGACATTATATTCAAAAATACTTAAATAAATGGTTGCCAAAAGCGAATCAATCTGTTATAATGGACACATAAAATAAGAAAGGACACTAAACACTATGACTACTGTAAATAAAACTGCTCAAACACTTGACGAAGGAATTAAAAACTTGATGGCTGGCGCCAAAGATGACTATGTTAAATGGTCAACTATTGGTGGTAAAGAGTTAACAGGTTATTCTAAAGAACAAGTTGATAATTGGGATTCTAAGACAAAAATCAAAAACGGTAAAAAGTATATTAAGATTGTACAAGATACTGGCGTTTTTTGTTTTATTGCAAAAGAAGATTTTAAACACTTTAAAAAAGGTGATATATTGAAAGCCGCTGGTTACAACGCACCTGCTTTAAACTCACCAAGAGGAAATGTATTGTCAGGTAATTACCCTATTCAATGGACTGGTCCTCTTTATCTTAAATAATTTTTATCTGCCCTTAGCTCAGTTGGATTAGAGCAACAGCCTTCTAAGCTGTAGGTCCCAGGTTCGAGTCCTGGAGGGCAGGCCAATTAGTGTAGTAGCGACCATGGTGAAAATGGTAAACACAACAGACTTAAAATCTGTCGCTTAGGCTTGTCGGTTCGATTCCGTCTGGTCGCACCACTAACACTCTTTGCAACAACTGTCTGTACCACAATTAGTGTGTTCTATATTCCACTTTTCTTCATCACGCCAAGATTCATCTAATTGCATATCATCTAAATTAGATTGTAATACTGTAGCAACCAAATGCACTCTATCAACTTCACTACCGTTAAAGAAGTTATGATACTTTGTGTTGTCAGTTAGAAAAGCACTACCACTTGCTGGCATATGAAACGCCTCATTTTCAATTACCATTTTACATCCTTTATTTGTAATAATAGGAATATGTAATCTCATTTCGGGGTCACGGTGCCATGATAAACATGTTCTAGGTGGTTTCATTAAGAAACGAACACGACCTACTTTAAACATTTTGTTAATCTTGTTATACACTTCTTCTACATAAGTGTCTTTAAATTCTGGACAGATTTCAGTATATAAATGTTCTTGTATTTTTTCTAGTCGTTGTTCTTCGTGATTTGTCGTATCAGGCATAGTCCAATACAGACCTCTAACATTACCACCAGTAATAGAATTTTCATCATCTGGTATTCTGTTAATACAAATGGCATTAAAATCAATTAAGGTCTTATCATCTTTTTTAAAACCCATTTTGCTTTTAAAGTCGAAATAACATTTTCCTAGTCGGTCAATGTTAATGTTTAATGGATGTTCTCTATAATGCATCCTATATTTAGTATGGTTGCCATTATGTAATAAATAGTATATAATGAGGATATTATGAATAAGTATATAAAAGTATATGATGATGTTTTAAGTAAAGAACAATGTCAAGCATTAATCAACCGATTTGAAAGTAGTGCCTCACAACAACATAAAGAAAGTTGGCGTGATGTAAGAAACTTCACAGAATTAAATATCAATCAACATGAAAATTGGAATGACGCTTTACGCAAGATATATTCTGTATTAAAAATGAATATAGAAAAATATCGACATGATTGTAAAATAACACCTTTACAATGGCCTGATAAATTTGCATTTGAAGAAATACGATTTAAACGATATCTACCAAATAATAAAGATGAGTTTAAAGAACATGTTGATGTAACAACTCATGCAAGTGCTAAAAGATTTTTAGTAATGTTTATTTACTTAAATGATAATCTTGGTGGTCATACATCATTTAGTGAATACGATACAGCAGTACAACCTAAGGCAGGTAGACTATTAATGTTTCCTTCCACATGGACATACCTACACGCAGGACATAAACCGATAGAAACAAGTAAATACATCATAGGTAGTTACTTGCATTACCTATAGAGAAATTCCGAGAATCCGAGAGTCCGACAATTTTAGTTAATAGTACATTGAAGTACCAGATAGAACAAAAAGAACATAATTATAGAGGTCTTTATCTTCCTCTTAGTGTGTGAGTCCATTGTATTATTTATGGAATAGGTACTCTGGAGGTTCCTTGGAGGACGGACACCGTTATATATAATAGTTGTAAGCTTGACATCATGCGACAAATGGTGTATAGTATAATATATGAAAAAGAGATATTTCCATGAGGTAATTGAAGAAGAGGAAAAGATATTGGCCATTGGTCTAAAGCAAAGTAGATTACATAAGAAAGAAAGACTTGATAGAGAAAAAGAAAGGTCTACATCTGAACAACTACAAGATGAATTGGAACCAATAGATGATTAAGGGTTGTATAGGGTTTAGTTATATATCTGGCCGTTTATATGGTCAAATGATGTTAGTAAGAGGTAAGAGAGTAATACATGTAAAGTTACCTATCGGAATATACTCTGTAATGGTGCGACTTTGGAAGCGTCAAAATATCCTCGGAAAATTTCTATTTAAAAAACCTAATTTAGACTTCCAGACCATAGTAAAGTAATTTACACTGGATATGTGTTTAAAGGATGTTATTGCATTTATAGTTTAGCGAATCACTTTAGTTCCGTAAAGGCGTTTTCTCTGGTGGTTTTTAAGGATTTAAGTCTATTCGTTTACCTCTATGAATAACATTGCCAGTTGTATTAGATGTTTTATCTTGACTGACAGTTTCATTAAGGTTGCCTCGCACATCTAAATTCATATCGCCACCTATCTTCATATTATAATCGCCGTTTACATTGGTATTCATCTTACCATCTTTTAATACCACATTCATATCCCCTTTGTCTACCTGTATGTTAACGCTGGCATTCTGACCAATCTGTATATCGTAGTGGTTATCAGTTGCGCCGTCTTTGTTAATGAATATCTTATGCCTGCCACCAATAGTAATATCAGCATTGCCTTCAATTACTTCTTGCCTTTTGCCTGAAACTATGTTATAATGGTCACTCTTAATAATATTAACCTGCGTACCATCAGGAGATATCTCCTGTGAGGTGCCTGTTCTATGTGATGTAAACAAC